GCCGTTCCTCCTCCTCTGCCCAGTATCGCTTGGAACGGATCGAGCGAATCGCGATCTTCCATTTGCTGGATTCTAGAAGCGGCATCGAGGTATCCGAGGAGTCCTTGCATACGCAAACTTTCGCGTAGTCTTTCGGAATCCATCTTCGTACCTACGTTGAACTGTTCACCACCCATCCTGCGTTGATCGTCCGCAGTTTGGATGCCCGCTTCCTGTCCGAGTACGGATTGTGCGAATGCGCGGTTTTGCATCTTGCGCTGATTGTCCTCCAGTACGCGAGCTTCCGCTTCATCAATTGCCGCAGTTTGATCGAATGTACGACCCATGAGGGTAGACCTTGCTCGCGCTGCTTCGGCAATCTGACGCTCTTCACGCTCAGTCAGTCCCTGACCAAGCGCTTCTTGGGCCTGTGTCATGAGTCCTTGCCTGAGCGGATCTGCTTGGACGCCTTGGGACGCTACTTGGGCAGGGTCGGATATTCCGACGTCACGCAAGAGATTGCCCTTCTGTTCCTCGATGAGATCCTTCGCGCCCTGCATCGCGGTTTGCGTGCCTGGTTTGTAATCCTCCATGATATCGGAGTACAGACCGGATAAGCGGGACACGTCCTGCAAATCAGCTTCGCGTTGGCGGGATAGATTGCCTCGTTGAATGTCCTCTGCTAGCGCGGCAAGACCTTGAAATTGTCCCTGATCGTCAAACCCCGCTTGTCTTCGTGTGTCTCTTTGCGTGACAAAGGTATCTCCAACCTCGTCTGCAAGTCCCGCATCTACGTCAGCTTGCGTTGCGGTCTTGGTGTCAAACTCTTGAACTGCACGCCTGTCACCCAGGATGTCAACCATGCCGGGATTAACTCTAACTTGTTGACCGGGGTTGTACGTTCCAGGCTCGGATAATACGGGTTGTGGATTAAGCGTAACCTGTCCATCAGCGTCAAGTGCGAACTGATCTCCAACTTCGGGAAAATCTCGCTCGCCAATAGCGTTTTCATCTTGCCCAAACTCATTCCAATGATCTTGACCAAATTGAGCTTTTGTTCGTCCTTCGGCTTGTGGTGAATTAAATTGTTCGCGCAAGTCACTATTGCCGTCTACATAAACCTCGAACTGATTTTCGGGGGTCACTCTTTGAAGCTTGCCTACGACTCCTCCCGTATCCGTGGTAAATCCTTCGACCACTCTGCCCTGATCATCAGCAGTCAGCACTTCGTCATCAGCTAACAAGGTCTGCCTGAGAATATCCGTATCCGTCTGCGCAGTTTTCCTGCGTATGCTCTCCTCTAGTGGCAACAAGCTTTCCAAGCTACCTACTTCTGCAAAGTCACCCGTTCCTCTAAGGAACTCGGCTTGCGCCTTTAGCGCTTCTGCCATCCCTTCCCCATAGGAAGGTTGCTCAGGATAATTGATATCGGGACTACTCATAGCATTCTTCTCCTTACTTGATCGTAACTAAAATATTTTACTGGTTTGTTCTTCACGTGCCTCATCCATCCGATGTGCGGAAGCGGATAAGGTATGCGTTCTATAAATTCTTTCACCGCGCCATCTCCTACTGCGGTTCTTACGTACCATGCATCGGGATCTTTCACGTCCCATTGCGCGTCAGGATTGCCTTGGTCGCGTCTTACCGCTTTGCCCAAGAGCAAACTATGCGGAGTCTTGAACACGTATCCCCTGTCCATGTACACCGCAATGTCCTTGAATAGATCCGTTCCGATCTTCTCATACAATCCAAGCGCTTTGAGTAATACGTTCACGTGCTTATCGTTGCCCCCAATGCCACTACCTTCCAATTCGATCCGTCACTCACCGCAACAGTTGCCGCTCCTGAGTTTCCATCCGTCACGTATATCATCTGTCCGGCAGGGGATGCGGAGGGTACTCCGCTCACCGCATAGGATCGTAAAGTCATTATCGTCCCGCTTATCGTGCCTCCGGTTAGCGCAACCGCATTGGCGGCTTGCGTGGCAATCGTGCCTATGCCTAATGCGGTACGAGCGTCACTCGCATTTGCACTCCCCGTCCCTCCGTTGGATACTGCGATGGGAGTTGCAACCGTGACCGTAGGTGTGCCTAGTTCGTTTAGATTGGCAGCCGTGACCTCAACGCCCGTGGCAAAAGTAAACCCTCTTGTGACTGAACTTGAAATCGCCATCTATGCAACCTCCGTTCTGATATTCGCTCCATCTTGGATCGCATCCAAGGAGACGTGCCTAAAGCTCGGTCTGCCCGCAGTAACGTTTATCTCGACTTGCGCGCCATACCCCCTTGTGCGTCCCGTACCGAAGCGCAGAAGAGCTTCTTCAGTCCCGCTTGCGGTATGACTCAGGACGGTAGTCGAAGCGTCAGGATCGAGCGTATTGACCTTGATGTTGAATGCATCATTGTTGACGGTGTTGACTCCCAATTGTCCGCGCCTCCAACGCTTGACCTCTTGATTACCCAAAGTGTATGCGCGAGTGACGAGTTTCCCTGCAATTGCAGTTGTGCCTGACTCGCTCGAACTCCCGATCTTGCGTCCGCTATCGTCAGAAGCGTTCTCACCCATCAGATACCACCCCGTATCGTTGCAAGCGAACAATCTGCGTTTCGTAGGATTGCTACCATGTGAGCAAATTACCCAGTCATCCACGTGGAATGCCAAGCTTCCTGCCATGGCGGGGTAACTGTCCACGCTCACCCATGTGGAGGTGAGCAAGTTATATACGAATATCGCATTAGGCACGGTAGAACTACCCGTAGGTACTGCTAAGAAATATTTGTTGTCATACACCACGCCACACGCTTTGTCCGCATGAGCGAAGTTCACGTCCTCAAACTGATCTTGGATTTGGCGGGTCATCGGAATCGTTTCTCCGGTAACCTTGCTGATTGCGACCCCCAATCCCTTCGCAGGATCAGTACCGGGACTTAGGACAATAACTCCGTTATCACTCAGGAAGAAGGTTTGCGGGCCTGACTGAGCGATACTCTTGCGAGCTACGCATCCATGCTGACGAGTGATCTCGTAAGTATTGGCGGCACTTACAGTCGCAATGTTATTTATCATGTGAATGCTATTACGCATGAACACGATCAACTGGTCTTCTTGATAAGGATAAAAGCCTACGAGGAAATCCGCAGAACCCTTGTTGATTCTGAATTGCGCGTCTGCGGTAGTATAGACGTCCGTGTCCAACAAGTTACTCATCAAGATCGAGTACTTGGAATCAGTAGGTTGTGGAATGATAAGTCGGTTGCGGAAGAATACTCCATAGTCGGTATTCGGACATTGTATATTTCCGCTACCAGGAGATGCGTTTGCCTTTACCACGAAATCAGTCGGGCTTGAATAGTCCCCATCCCATTCGAGTGGGGTCTTGTTCTTGCCACGAAACAAAATCAACTTCTCCATCGATTGTACGAAACTCGCTCCGTCTGCGGTAGCGACTACTTCCGAGCCGGGATAATCAATCGCAATGCCCGAATTGTTCGCGTCATTCCATATGATTGCTTTGTCCTTGGTTGCCACTACTACAAACTCTACACCCGTTGCGGGGTCGCTGAAGAGCGTTGATGCAAATACCTGTTCAGTCCCCGCTGAGTAAGTAAGCGTAACTGCGCCAGCAAGGAAGTCTATGCCCTTGCGCGTCTCCGCCAAGTCGCCAACCAATCGCATATTCTCGGAAGTCTCCACGAATCCACCTTCGAGCGAAGTCTTCTCTTGGTACGAATCGATACCGCGAAATCCACGATCCCCTTCGCTAAGTACTTGATCGTCAAGCGATCCATATGAACGGTATCTGCTCATTTGCGCTTCTTAAACTCCTGCCAAAGTTTTACACCCATGAATATGATGGTCAACGTACCCGCAACCACTCCGACAACTTCATGCAAAGATCCTGAAAAGGTTGCGAGTGTTCCTCCTATGCCTATCAAACAATCCTTATCAATCATCGTCTTCCTCCGGGTGTGAAATAAAAACCTACGATCATGGGGAGGACAACGGTTGCTTGGAAGAGCGCAATA